GCATTAACAGGGTCAAGTTCAAGATCATCAATCAAAACAGATTCAACATTCATAACTAAAGCCTAACCTAAAGGCCTTCCAGAATCTTAATAATTTCGCAGAGCGGTGCAAAGAAGTGGGTGCGGGATGTAAAACAAAAACAAAAAAACAAAAATGATAGCCCCCCGTCATTGACTAGGAGGCTTTAGATGTGTGTTTGTTTTGGTTGTTTAGGTTAGCGGTTTGTTGCCTCTGCGACTGTTGCAGAGTGAATGTGCTGCAGCTAGGGGGGACTGTGGATCTCCAGGTATCAGGTGGTCAGCGGTGATGTCATTACGATTGATGAATGCTTGTTTGCAGATGTGGCAGTGGGTTGCGGTGGCCTTCAGGTGAGCTCTGACCCTCCGGTAGTTTGCGTCATTGTATAAACTCCACTTCCCCTTCTTTCTTTCTTTCTGTCTTAGCTTTTCTCTTTCGTCTGCTTGAGCTTGATGTGTTGAACAGTAGGATGCACCTGTTGTTAGTCGATTGCATACTAGGCAGGGTTTAGGGAATCTACTCATCTTCTTCCTCGTATCGCTTATCTGTTATTTGGAATCCTAAAGCAACTTCACTGTTGCTCAAGGCACTGGTGTCTTTACGCTCAGGCTTATCGGCTTGATGTTTATGAGATTTCCTCCATGTTTTTACTATGTCTTCTTGATTGGGTAGATCTGTTTCTATTTCTGCTCCACATGAACATACTTCTCGAATCATATTATTCGCACATACCTGACTTGACTGTGTTTGAAGTTTGTTAGCGGTTCGATGACTGTCGTATTGTATTCTCGGTTAGCGTTCAAGATTAGCCCTTGACCTAGATAGATTGCTGCATGATAAAACTCTTGTTGCCCTCGATAAGCGAAAACTATTATGTCTCCGTAAGCGGGTTGGCTGACTCTAACTCCGAGATGTGCCTGATCGTCTGCTGAATGTGGGAGGGTTATTCCTGCTTGCTCGTAAATCCATCTGACCATGCCTGAGCAGTCCCATCCTGCAGGTGTTGACCCTGAGAACACATAAGGGGTTTTTTGGGTTCGACTTATAGCTGTGCTTATTGCTTTGTTTAGTTTGATTCGGTTGGATTCAGCTATGAGTTGTTGTTTCATGTTGACAGTATAGGAGTCAACAGGTTTGTGATTTGATGCTGCTTCTGCTGGTGTATTGACTGCCATTAGACATAGCAGGGTTATGATTAGTTTTTTCATTAGGCATCCTTACCCCATCCGTTTCCTTTGAATATGATGGTTTGCATCCCGAAAGTTCTAGCCATGTCTGTTTGACAGGTTGAACATTTTGGGGTTTCAGGTTGTTCCGTGATTGATATGACTATTGTTTTTGTTTCTAAACATAGTTGACATTTGTAGTCGTAAGAAGCCATTAGATCTCCTTTAGTGGAGCTGTCGAGATTCGAACTCGATTCTTGCAACTGCCCCCGCAGGCCTTGATTGCAATCGAAACCATTTCAGCCCCTATAACTTCCAGACTGTTCCTGTAAAGTCTAAGCCACGCTCTAACACGAAACACACGAGTCCAGGTTGACTGTCTTCTCCTGCTGTTGTCCGCCACCAGTTTGACCCGTTATCTAGTGTGCTGGCTTGTATCCAGAAGCGTGATGTTCCTCTAGGTGTTGACCCTAATTCTAGGACTCTCAAATGGTGGAAGTGACCGGATACGCCTATTGTTGCAGCGTGGACAGGTTGTTTACCGAATGATTGTTGTCTCCACCATGTAGGCACTTGATCTGGTCTAGGCGATTGGTGTCCATGCCATAACCCTAGAATGTGAAACTTATCGTCAAAAATGTCATAAGCAAGGCTCTCGTCATGTTGAGCAGGTTCACGAAACTCAATAGGCAAGCCTACTTCTTTACTTAGCCTGGCAAGTGTTCGACCAATATAGATTCCCCAATCGTCAGTGACCTTGCCGATTCTTTGTTTATTACTTCTCCATTGACAGTGATTTGACCCTACAGACAGATAGACAACAGGTGCATGTTTACTGATTAGCTTGAGGGTTTCCCATGCGAGAGATGTCGCTAAATCAATCTGTTGCATAATACTCAAGTCATTTGACTGTAGCTGATGCATGTCGGCAGCATTACTGAAATTCTCTATCGTATCGCCCACATCACAGAAGATTATCTTTTCGGGTTTCTGTTCTCTAATTTTTGCGAGCAGTTTGCCTTGTGTTTCACGGACACGCTGAATCAAAGATTCACTGTTACCTCTATGATCTACTTTCCCAACCTGCAAATCAGACCATAAAACAATCAACGCTTTACCTGAATCAACAGGTTTAGGGGTTACAGGTTTAGTTGCTTTCACGAGCTTATAAAGCAAAGGCAGAGAGATTTCAGGGTTGATCCTTCTCCATCGGATTCGGACAGAGGTCATCCACATCGGTTCTAAAGGGAAAGGCCTTGCAACCTGCCAGCGACTGATTCTTGGCTCTCCAATAATTTCTATCTCTTTAGGGTTGATTCCTGCCTCAATCAGAAACCCTTCAACATCAGTCGGATTACCATCAGCAACAGGAGGCAAAACAGCCTCACCACCATTACCATCAAAAGTTACTGAAGGCGAATACTCTTGAGGGACTGTCACCTTTTCGGCAGGTAACGCTAAATCTTCCAACATGAACAATCCTTAGTTCGATGAGTTCTAATTGTCCGGTCACTGATATCAATGCCCTTCTTCCTGAGTTCACGAGATAAAACAAAAGGTTGCCAAGTATGTGATTCACAGGCTTCCTTGAAAATCACTGCATCCTTCTCATTGAGAGTTGCAGCAATAGTCCTAACTTTGCAAGACAAAATCTTCACCGGTGGAGTTAGATCTTCAAGCATCACGAGTTTCCAAATTTAGCGAATAGTTTTTACCTGGATTGATTAGCCTCTTAGATAGGCCCTCAGCTACAGGAATCAATAAAGGATACGCTTGACTCAACTGCAGCAAGCTAGCCAACTCATGTCTAATCTCCTCTAACTCGCTCCCCCATACTAGATTGTCGTCTTTCAACAGGTGGATGGCTTCATTTATGTCTTGGCTGGTCATACATTTCCTCTATCTTGTGAATAAGTAACCACAGCTCACTTATGAGAGCTTTATTGGTCGGTTGGTCTTTGTCTAGTTTTCGGATTTCACTCATAATCAACCCTTGAACAGCAGTCAAAGTGTATTGTCTGCCAGTGAGATTGCCATGCTTGAAACCTGTCTGATACTTCTTGTTAGGTAGATACCCGAAAATCATTCATCATCCTCCCTAGTCGCATCCAAATAGACTGCGTTAGTCAGAAAAGTGACTAAAACATGGAAAGCAATAATCCCTGTCGTAATGATCGCTGAAACAAGGAATACAGTCAAAATAATCTCCAACATTAGGGAATGTCTTTCACATCAGTCAACTTCTCTAAAATAAGGTCGAAAATTGTTTGCATTTGAGCGTTAGTGATAACACCTTTACGCTCTAACTCGATTAGAGCATCAGTAGTGCGAGTAGCTTCATCTCTGCGACCTTTGAGTTCACCTGCCTTGTATTCTCGACTAAAAATGTTTACAGCATTCGACCTGGCACATTGACAGCCAGTCTCAGCACAGTTGCTACAGTTTTTTACTACACCTGAATCAATCATTATTTTCCTTTACAAACCAAAGTAGTGTGTGTGCCATTTAGATCTTGATATTCAACATTTTCACAGCGACTTTTAGCGTTCAACAAAAACAAGAAACCAACAAGTAATACACTTGTCGCAACAATAAGTAACTTCAGTTCACTGTTCATGATTGCTCCAGGTTTTCTATCGCATTAACTAACTCTTGAATAACATCTAATCTGAGACCTGATTCAATTGCAGTTGCATGTTTTCTTGCAACAATCAATAAATCTAAAACAGATTTTTTATGTTCTTGATAGCCTTCGTGAAAACCTGTTTGAAAGATTTGACTTGATAAATATCTAATTCTTCTCTGAGTTTGATTTGACCAACTAAACATCACTTTTCCTCCAGGTCTTTGATGTAAACGACCTCAGTCCCGTGTGTGTTGAATGCCACGAGCTTGTCTGTTGCAGCACATCTACGAATAATGTTTTGATCTAGTAGCAGGTTGATTATCCTGATACGCTCAGCGTTTGCTGCTTCACGCTGTAACTTGGCTTCATGCTCCAAAGCCTGATAGTAGTCGCTTAATTGGTCACTGCTGGAATCATTAGCCATTACTTCTCTCCCTTGATAAGAGCAATAAGTTCATCTTTACCTAAAGTCAAATTTTGTTTATCGCCAGTCCAAAAAAAAGATTGTCTAGTCAATAATTCAATGATGCGTTCACGCTCACGCTTTTCGCCTTGCCTGCGATAGTATTCACGAGTTTTTTCTGCATTACATAAATCGGTTGCATTCATCCGTTCAGCTATGTCTGCTGTAAGTTCACGAGCAGGGCGACACTTCTCACACATCAGAACATATCCCCATTCGCCATCGCTTGAAACCAAATAGTGACAAGCCAAAAAATCAGGCCATAAAAGATTGTTAGTTCAATAACTTTCCCGATTATGCGTTTCACGATGTCACGATTCCTAACGCTTTACGAATCTGATTGATAACCATCATGCGATTCATGCCAGAAAGTCGCATCATTTCTACACACTCTTTATCCCATTCATGGTAAAGATGCTCAAAACTCGCATAATCTTTTCCACAGTCAAGCCAAGCTTGATAAGCGTTTGTTGCTCTAAGAAACTGATCTAACATTATGCAGCCACCTTTAGGCAGTGTTCCTCAATAAAAATGTGTAATTCTTCAAAAGCATCATTGTATTGAGTAATCGTGTTGGCAGATTGCATTGTCTTGTAGATTTCTAGCAGTTCCCAGATTTGTTCTTTTGTCATTTTTGTTTTCCTTTGTTTTGATAGTCGTTGTTGACTACAAGGAAAATCCTATCGCAAATCACACCGCAAATGACACTGCAAATCGCATGTCGAATGGTAACGATTTTGTTACCTAAATAGCGGTAATCGTAACAATAACCCCAGGTTCATTGGTAGCCCAAGTTTTGACAGCATGCAACTCAACCACCAGAGCATCATCAACCCAAACCCCACCATGAGTCACAGCATCGAGCAATGATCTACAGACTTTATCGATATCTGGAGGAGTCTGAGGATACTGCCTAGACACAGTTCGAGGTTTCCTCATGTAAAAGACAGCATCAACCCGCACAGCAGAATCAAACTTTGAATCATCGCCTGACTCAAGCATCGCATGTTTTACTGCATCGCTGACAGCTTTCCTCCAGGCAGGTAACGCAGCCGAAGATTCAACAATCAAAGGAATATTGTTCCCCGAAGCTGTCCGCCTAGTCCCCACATACTTCTTAGATCCTTGAGGAGCAGGATTCAAACCAAAAACACTGAAACTGAAACTATTTCTTGCCATAGTAATTCATACAGATCACTAGATAACAGAAAACCCCCAACAACCAATCAATGACTGCTAGGGGTTGAGGAGTGTAGAGTGCGTTCACACAGAAGACTGTTGCAAACGCAAACCCTACAAACCAAGATTTCATTTAAAACGGCAAGTCTGCAGCAACTTGAGCATTGTTAATATCTAACTTTACTTTTCTTCCTGCCTTACCTGTCTTATCTTCATACTCTTCAATCTTGTAGCTGAGATTACCTGTGACAGTCACTTCACTGCCCTCCACAAGATTATGTGCCACAGCAAACCAGCAACTCCAAGTTCGAGAATACTCTTCCCCATTCAGACCCTTAAACTTCTCAACCAGCGAAAGCCCCTGATTGCTTGAACCGAAAACCTTAGTCACAGTTCCTTCTACTTTTACAACAGCCATTACTTCTCCTAAATTTATTTGACCGATATGAAAACTCTATAACTAGCCACTGACAATATGTTTAGGATTCACACAATCTTTCATCCCACAAACACGCTCACCAGGCAAAACTAACCCGTTATGATCTATCGGATTTAGTTCAGCATCAACCTCACCCTGCCAAGCCTCACAACGATATTCACCCTTTTGAACTACTCTTGCCGGTTTCACTCGACAGCTCTTACACAACAAGTCACGAGCATCCTTCTTATCAGGCGAAACAACCCACTTAAACCCACAACGCCTACACTCAACCCTGTTCAAAGCCATTTACATAATCGCCCAACAAGCAGCCAAAACAATCAAAGCAATAAAAACAAAACCCCAATACATTAGTGCACTCCTAACCTTGAATAGTGACCCAAAACAGTCATCAAAAAACTGCCCTTATTACCATGACGATTCTTAACTACATCCAACAACATTAAAGACTTATTCACAACAATAGCCTCATTCAAATTAGAGAAAGTCTGTTGACTCTTAGCATTCAGCTCATCCCTCTCACTAGCCTGACGAGACAACATAACAATCACATCAGCATCCTGCTCAATCTGCCCAGATTCCTTCAAATCACTAGCCAAAGGCCTATCATCATCCCCAGCCCTACGATTCACCTGAGCCAAAGCAACCACACTAATACCAAACTCCTTAGCCAAAGCCTTCAAACCAATACTAATCTTAGAAATCCGTTCCCTCAAAGTATCCTTACTCTCATCAGTAACAAGCTGCAAATAATCCACAAAAACAACCCGCAAATCATGTCTCTCACGAGCCTTCAAAATAAACCTACGAATATTACTTACAGTCAAACTTGCAGGATCACTCATAAACAATTGACTATCAACATTCAAAATCAAATGCTCCATCCTATCTTGATCAACAGAAGAAACAACACCACGCTCCATATCGTCAAGCTTGATATTCAACTCCTGAGCATAAACACGCTGCAACAAATCCTCCTTAGTCATCTCCAAACTAAAAAACGCTACAGGAACACTCTTGGACACCTGCCAAGCCAACTCGACACCAACCAGCGTTTTACCCACACCAGGTCTAGCACCAATCACATAAAACGAACCAGGTCTAAACCCAACAATCAAATCATTCAACTTTGGGTAACAAGTAGCAATCTTCTTCACCGGATTCAAAATAGAAGCCAAAGTTTCCTCCAACTGCAATTTCAAATCAGGCAACTCAAACCTAGACCGCTCAATACGAGCCAACAACCCCTGAATCTTAACCTGCACATCACGCATAGAATCAGCATCCTGAGCTTCCAAACTAAACTGCCGAATCAACCTATTAGCCGACTGCTCATAAATAAAAGGCAACCAAACAGGCAACAACTGAGGAGCAAAACAACCCAAAGCCTGTGCATACATCAAATCCTGCCTAACAGCCACAAACCTTTGAGCAGCAAACCTCTGATACAACAAAGCCCAATCAAAAGAACCCTGCTTCCCATGCAACTCAACCAAAGCATCCCAAATCACAGCAAAACCAGGAACAGTAAAATCCTGTGCATTCAAATCAAAATCTTGAAAACCAACACCATGATGCTCAATAACAGCACCCAAAATCCTTGCCTCCATATCCTTCTGATTCTCAAAAACATCATCAAAACTAATCATCTATCTACCTTCATTCTTTTCAGCTAACAACCAATTGAACCATCTCCAACATTTCTCACGCTCACTCTTAGCAGCAGTGAACACTGGAGAAGCTTTAAAACGATCTAAAGACTCCCTAACCTGCAAAACTGATAAACCTAATTGCTTAGCAATCTCAGTAGATAACTCGACCCATTTCTCATCACCAAAAATCATATTTTCTATATATATATTTAAATTCTGTTTACTTATATTTGGAGGGGTGATATTGCGGGGGTATTCGGCACGAGTTTGCGGGGGTATCGAACTTGAAACTGCAGGTGAATTTGCGGGGGTATCAAGGTCTAAACCTGGCAACAAAATACGATAAGAATTAGCTCTTTGAGACTTCGCTGAACCCTTATCCCAATCCAACTCACCCAAACGCTTCAATCTTTTCAAACAGCGATCAACAGTATCCACATTGCAACGCATCTTCAAAGCAATAGTTTCTTTAGTCGCAAAAGTTTTAGATTGACGAAATTTTATGAGAACAAGAAGTAAAAGTAGGTCATTACCTGAAGCTTTAGAATGCTCCCAGACAGACTCATAATTTTGCCATTTAGCAGTTTTCAAAATAGGCCTTTCTTCGGCCATCCACTGCTAGAATAGTAAAGCCGATAGTCGCTTTATCGGTAGAGGAGTCAGTAACCAAAACTACTGGCTCCTCATTTAGTTTATACCCTTTAGGATTATTGTCCAATTGTGTTGCTAAACTTATCATTACTGACCCCTCTCATCAGTAGCCCCTGTCAAAACTTCTGTGCTGGCAGGGGTTTCCTCTTGAAAAATAATGTGATCTCTCTTAACACAATCCTTCTTCCCACAAATCCTCACTCCAGGCAAATAAGGTCTGCCCTTAGAGTCAATAGGATTCCAATCTGCATCAAGTTCGCCTCTATGTGGAGTGCAAAAAATTTCACCTAAAACAGGGTGATTGACTCGAACTTCTTTAGCAGGAGCTTTATGCAGGTCACGGCAGTCTTTACATTCATCAGCATCCGGTAACTGACGAGCAAGGCGTTTATAGTAGGCATCCATGCTGAGCGGTTGCCCACAGATACCACATTTGACTGACTCTCCCATGAGGAAGAAGATAACACAAAAAACAGGTTTAGGAGGCTATTTTGTTAAAGAATTTTTGAGTGCCTGAATACGCATACTCAAATCAGACACCCTAGACAACATCAAACCCCGATAGATAGGGTCTTCAGCAGCAACAATTAACTCCCACAGCTCGTCAATGTGAGCCTGCAGAATACTAATTCTTGCTAGTTTCTCCAGTGAGTCCATCAGCCTTTGCCTTGATTGCGTTCAAAACAGCTTGCGGTTGCTTTGACTGTTTTGCTTCCAAGTATAGACTCCTCAAACCATCCAAATCATTTATGTTTTGTAGCAATGCTGGAAAGTTTTTAGTGGCAGGCTCAGGTTTAGATGCTTTCACCATTTCTTCACGGCTAGCCTTCTTATCCCCGAAGTAGCCCATGTGAGCAAGTGCTCTGCCTAGGCTGCTGGTCTCCGCATTCTCGAGGGCCGATGTAAGGTTTGCCCCTTTAGTCCCATCAACTTCAAAGGCTAGACCTGTTGCTTTAGGTGCATTAGCACGCTGATCATCACCATTCAAAAAAACTTCGGTATAAACAACCCATGTTGAGATGGCTCTGTCATGTTGCTGAGTGAGATTATGGGTAACAATTCTCAAATCAGGGTTGTCTTTGAGAGCACGCTTCAGTCTTTCGGCTACTGTCTCGTATTCAGCTAAATTAAATTGTGCCATCAGTTTCTTCCTTGTCTGTAAATAGTTTTTTTGCACAGGCGTAACAATAGTCACGAGTTTTTGCTCCAGGGATACCCAGCAATAAAGCATCTACCCCAGAGTAAACAAGATTCTCTGTTGTTTGACATTCTTTACATTCAGCCATTATTTGCTCCCCAAGTTACGCTCATGTTGTCTTCAATCCAAAGCCAATTAGGGATACCTTTGATGGTGATTCCTGCTGTTTCGTGTTCACCTATTGACTGGACACCTGTGCAGATACCTGAGATTTCGGTGTTATTGCCGTCAGGGTTGTGTATAACAATTGCTATCTTGTTGCCTATTGTTAGACCTTTGATGTCGTGTATTGTTTTGCTCATTTGTTCTCCTTGATTGTTAGGAATGGTTTACCTGCTCCACGCTGAGATAAGACACAAACAACAGTGTCTTCGACAACACCATATTTAGCCCCATTTAACGCTGCAATAGTTCTTGATTTCATTTCAGTCAAATGTGTTTCAGCCTTCTTCACAGCTTCATTAGCGTTCCAAAGTTCAATACCCAGTTGACCTAATTCTTCACGAGTGTCCTCAATCTCAGGCGATAGTAATCTAACTGTCTCAAAAGTAGATTCTGACCCATCCCAGTCGGGTGCTTCACCTGTTTCAACTAGACGCTTAAATTTTGTGACTCTGTCAAGGATTGCTGCAAACTCAAAATCGTCAAACTCAAGTTCATACTCTTTATACCTACCTGCATTGACAACAGCAAAAACAGCCTTCTTCACATTGAAAACCCACATATACCAAAACACTTGAGCCTTATAATGCTCAGGGACAGCATCCCAATAAGTTGCTGTGTGTTTGATTTCTAAAATAAAAGGCTTACCTGATTCGTCAATACATAGGCCGTCAGGGTTAGCGTGAGCCCAATCAAAATCTTTGTGTGCAAAAGTGCCAACCTCAAACACTTGTTGTTCAGGATGCTGTTCACGATACAACTGCAGGATAGCCGGCTCGACAAGTTGACCTAAACGCATAGCAATATTGCCTGCCACTTCTGAATCAATCAAACCTGTTTTTTGTGCCCATAAAGTATAGGCAGAAGTAAAAGGTGACAAACCTAAAATAGCCCCAATCTCACTCCCAGAAATAACTCCAGGCTGATTGCGTAGATCATGCCACTCTTTAGACCCATTAACAAAGTCACCCAAGAATTTAGCGTTATCAAAATGTTTTGTGAAATCAGGATTATTTAGGTTTGTCATAACTAAACTCTATTTATGACCACTGACAAACAACCCCAAATCACACCAAACATTTCACGACTCAACATAGAGCTAATCGAAGCAGTAGACCGAAATGGTGGAGTTGAATGTGCTCAAGTGCCTGACATCTTCTTTCCAAGAGACTTTGCAGGCTATCAGCATGAGCTTTACGAACAGGCAGTATCAACAGCCCGTGAAATATGTTTGAGATGCCCAATCATGGCTTTGTGTCTCAAAGTGGGGATGCATGAACCTTACGGCATTTGGGGTGGAACAACACCTGAACAGCGTAAACAAATCAAGCGTGAATACGAAATATAGGTCAAAAACGCCTTTAAACGCCTTTTAGAGCCCTTTTAGACCCTAAAACATACTGCTACTTGTTTTTAGCCTGCGATTCGGTTTCAGCCCGTTTTATAGCATCAACAGCACCCTTAGCCACATCAGCCTTAGTAGCCTTACCAGTAGTTGCAATAGCGTAACCCAAAACACCAATAACGCTAATCATCAATGTTCCCCAAGCAACCAAAACACCATTTATCCAAGACCCTGTAAGAGCAGACCCAACACCAGCAGACCCGCCAAGAATAAACAAGCCGATACCAAAGCCACGCCAAATAAGAGCCCCAACAACCTCAGCAACAGCCTTACCCTTTACCTTCAAAGATTCCAAAACTAGTTTCATGCTTTATTCGCCTCAATATGTTTCAGCGGGTCAACAAGATCGTCATAGGCAGCCAAATGAATGTTCGGGTTGCTCCAATCTTTATTAGCTTTACCGATAGATAAGTGAAGGTGTGCCCCTGTAGAAGCACTTCCTGACTTGTATTTACCCCCGCCAACTTTACCGATAACAGTCTCACCGGCTTTGACTTTGTCACCCTTCTTCAAATCAGACTGTTTAGCCAGGTGAGCGTAGAGCACCCACATTCCATCTTTAGCCGAATGAATAACAATCCAACCAAGAACATCAGTCCACTCATTGATGAACACTGTTCCGTCAGTTATAGCTTTGATTTCAGAGAGTTCTGCTGGATGCCAGTCCTGCCCTCTATGTGGCCGACCATTACGATATGGGGCGAGATTCCCGAATTCGTCTCCACGAAGTTTTACTGCAAAAGGCTCAACATATTTAGTCATAACCCAATTTTAGCAATCAAAAGATTATGCAGTTAGAGCAGTGATCTGTTCCTTGACCGCAGTGATAGCAGTTTTGATTGTTTCAATGTTGTCTGTCAACCTGGCTACTTCTTCACTGTTACCTAACGCTGAAGCAACAGTTCGAGCTTCCTCGTTATGCCAACCCTCAACATTTAGTTGCTCCAAACGCTGATTCAAAATCTGTAGTTTGTATTCTGTTGAAACTTCAAAATCACTCATATTTACCTATCTTATGCCACAGCAATAGTTGTTATTGTTCCCGAACTTCCACGATACTTTAAAGCACCAGATTCAACATAAAGAATACCGCCACCAGTAGGGTTAGAAGAAGGCACTGCTGAAGCGTTAGCAATTGCTATAACGGCTGTTCCTCCTCCAAATGAACCTGCACCTGAACCGAAACCAATATTTCTATTACCAGGCATGTTGATAGCAGTCAAACCATCTGTAAAGGAAATGCTACCTGTTCTTACTTGACCTGATGAGGTTACGCTTGCTAGGACTGTTCCGCCTGAGTTTTGCCATTCCTGCAAGTTAGCAGTCCCACCGCTAGCCCCACGAACCGCTAACCCAACACGGTCAACGCCAAGAATTACCGACAAGTGACCTGCTGTACTGACAGCTGTCGAGCCGAATGTTGCCCTCTGACCTGACGCTATTGCACCTGCGTTATTAAATAGTGTTTGCACAGACCCAGCGGAATCCTGCATTTCAAGTAGATTTGATGCCTGACCGCTAGCAGCACGGACAACAATTCCTTTGTTTGCTGTTGCACCTGTGTTGACTGATAGAATTCCGTAACCTAAATCTGCTGCTGATCCTGCTGTGACTCTAGGGAAATTGCCTCTTGCTTGTGAATCTATGGAAGCTAAAGCAGTGCCTGTAGAAGTGTCCCATTCCTGGATGTTGCCTGTGGCAGTTGGAGAGAATCTACGAACCTGTAGCGGAATAGAAGCATCAGAATCAGCATTAAAAATTTGTTGACCTGTAGCAGTGTTGTTTGCCGATAAAGTGAACTTACCTGCAAGAGCCGTGCCCAAACCTGATACCTGTGCTTGTGTCACTGTGCCTGAAATGTTTGCGACAGTTCCAGAAGCAAAATCGCTGACCTGTGAATAAGTTATTGTTCCTGAAATTGTTAATGCTGTTCCAGATGTTGTTGCATAAGAGGCTGTTCCAGCAGTCAAAGCAGTATTAGCCGAAGCAACAGTCCCCGAAGTGAAATCACTAACTTGAGATTTAGTTATCGATAGTAAAGACTGATTGATGCCTATTGTTGCTGAGGATGCTGAACCAGAGTTTGTTATCGGGGAGGTTACAGCTATAACACCTGAAGCACCTGTCGCACCTGTAGCACCTTGTAGCCCTGTGTTAGAAATGTTGATTGTTGTAACATCATTAGTTGTTGTTACAGTTGTCGTTGATTCGGTCACATTGATTGTTGTCATCTAGTTACCTGACCTGAAACAGTAAACGAACCCTGCAAAATACGGGTTACAGCACTACTACCCGAAATCAATTCTAAATCGTAAGCATACGAACCGGTGTTGATTGCTGCAGATTGAGCGTTACTGATAGTCACTAGTATTGTTCCTGCAGTGCCACCTAAAGTTATTCCTGAACCGCTAGTCAAAGATAAAAGATACGCTGTCGAATCGGCTGCCTCACGAACCTGCATCGCAGCAGTATAGCCAGTCCAATTCAATGCAGTGCCATTCTGTAGCACAGTGAAAGTCTTATCGTAATCTGCACCCTGATATAAAACAATGTTGTAAATACCTGGAGTAATCATTGACCAAATCCTCTACTAATCAAATACACTGCAACACTCGTGACGACAGCTGTAATCAATGCTGGTATCCAAGCGTTCCTGTTAGTTTGTTTTTCTAGGTCACGGATACGAGTCTCATGATCTTGTGAAGCCTGAAGAATCTGTATCGAGTTTGCTTTTAGAATCTCAATATCACGGACAATCTGTAACAGTAATGCTTGATTTGTTGTTTTAGGGTCACTCATTTGCGGTCATCTCCTGCCCACAAACACCACAATACAAAGGCACACCTTCAGGATGAGCAGAATGTTGAACATCCTTTTCACTACAGTTCACTGTTTGACATGAAAACATTTATTACCCCGCAGCCGTTCCAGAGCTAAACTGCATGGCAAACCCAGTTATCACGACTGTTGCAGCAGAAGAAGCATTACCGTTATTGCTCAAACCGATAGTGACTGTTCCAGAGGTTACGCTAGACACATAGGCAGTCAAATACCTGGAATCTGTTGAGGCTGAAACTATTGGGGCAACACTAAATCTTGATGCAGTGAAAGGGATAGCAACCAAAGCAGTAGCGTTAGCCGCTATAGCTCCTGAAGTGTAGGTTGCAGTGAAAGGCATCACACTGTAAGGCAGTTTAGTGAAGTTGCTGTTCAAATCTGAGGCTGTTAAGACATCCCCAATATTCCATGTTTTAGTTGCAGACATTTTGTTCTCCTAAACCCCTAGTTTACTAGCCCAAAGTATCAGTGTCTAAAATTGACAGCAAAGTCGCATCAAGCCTAATCGGTAACTGATCTAAACTCGCCAACCTAATAATCAAATGATCACGCTCAGGGTCACTATTAGCATCTAAACCTAAAACCTGATAATACTTATCAACAATCGCACCAGTAGCAGAAGGTTGAAAACAAACCCTAACAACATCACGCAACTCTAACGCTAAAACAAGGTTCTGTTGAGCAGAAGTCAAAGCCTCTAAAGGCACTGTAATCTGTTGAGCCCTATATTCTGGCAGTCGCCAAGAAGCCAACAAGTCAGCTGCAATCTGTGCTGGCCTATCAAGTGAAGTAGTCAAATTATCTGTCTGAGAATACGAATACAAACCATACTTTGATTGACTAGTAGTATCCTCAACAGTCGCAGTAGCGTTAGTGCCTATAATCTGCACTTTGTTGTAAAGATTATCTGAACCATAAACAACCTGTAAATCCATGAAAGGAATACCTGTGCCATTACCATAACTTGCACCCTGACTGTTTGAGTCAGCGAAAGTCAAAATAGTTGCTGAAGAAGAAGCAGTAGCAGTGCCTTTCACATAGCCAGACATCGAAGCATAAGCATCCCCACCCCAAGCAACCCTATTCCTCACAGTCGCAGAATCAGCAACAGGAACATAACCCCCATCAAAATAATTCACATAAGCCGAACCAGGCTCAACAATAAAACCATCACCCCACAATTGAACGGCAGTCGAACCATAATAACCAAAAGCAAACTGAACACCCGCAACCACTCCACCTGCAGCCGTTGCAGTAGCCGAAACTTGAGTCCAAGTGCCAGTGCTTGAAGCGGAAGCAGTTCCAATAGCAGTGCCAATAAAACTACCTGTCGAATCTAATAAAAACGCTTCCAACCTATAATCTGTGATACCTAAACCATAGGCACTAAAAACATAGCTAGACCCATTGAACTCATATCTTTGAGGATTAGCGTTATCCCGATATTCAAACCCAACAAACTGCTCTGCAGGGTCAACAGCATTAACAGTGCCACCCATCCAAGCTGTAGCAGTCCCAAAATTTCTTATCCGACCATTAGCAGCAAGATTCTGAGGTTGAGTGCCAATAATAGACCAATAACCATTATTCAAATCCCCAACAGGATAAGCAGTTCCAGGATAAGAAGCAAAATTGTATCTCATAGTATTAGACCACTGATAGTCAGTAAAACTACGATCTTTCATAACCAAAACAGCTGAAGCATTTGAATACAAATCAGCCGGCTCACTTCTAGCCACTTGTTGAATGTAAGACAAAACAGATTGCCCTGCAGTCCAAGTATCATTACCAAGTAAAGTCTGCCCTGCCTGAACACCAGCAACCTTAGTCAAATCCAAATACTCAAGAAAAGCTATGTTTTTGATACGAGCATCAGTGGAATCAACTTCCCAACCCTGACCTGAATCCAAAGTAGCCTGCCCAAAATAGTAGAGAGCATCCAAAGCCGAAACAGAAGCAACCCCGTTATAGCCTGCCTCATCATAAGCAAACATCCAGTCACGCACAAACCCAGTAAACCTACGCACCCCATTAGCAGTGACACGAATCTTCCCACCAGGCTGAACCCTCGTATAACCATTAGTCGAATCGTAAAGCGGTGAACTAGTATTTGTCGGGTCAAAAACACGACTATTATTCACAAAAGTAATGCTCAAAGTGCCAGCAGAATAATCCTCCATAACACGACTAATACCACGAGAAAATGTTAGATCTTTGACATAACTAGAAACATCAATATAAGTGCCGTCAGCCCCAAACTGTAACTCAACAACATAAGAAGGCACAGCCATCAGCGACCGCCAGGATTAGTAATAGACTTACCACCATTATTCTTTAGATACTTATTGACTGCATCAGTCACTGATTTAGGATCAGCAGAATAATTGTTGATAACAACTTGAGCTTGTTTAGGAGTTAGTTCATAAGGATTAGCTTTCAATTTCATGCCAAATAAACTTTCAATAAAACGAACAGTAGGGTCATTACCACCAAAACCAGTTTCATAACCAGCTTTTTTAAAAGCTTCAATATTTCTATCAACTAATAGTTGAGTGTCAAACTGACTCTTAGTTAAAGATGGGTTGCTAGCACCCAATAATGGTGCTATTTTCAAACCCCCCAATGCTTTACCTGCAACAGCAGCAGATCCAACCCCTGAAGCAGTAGCAGCAGTTCCAACTGCAGTAGTTCCTTGCATCAAACCAATAGCTTTAGCAAGATTAGCTATGACTGTAGTGCTTTTAGCCAAAAACAAAATACCTTTCAAAGCAATCAAAGCAGGAAGCATTCTGACAAGAGTTTCAGCGGCATTAGCAAAACCCTTCATAGCATCCCCACCACCAAACAAAGCAAAGAAATCTTTTACAGCACCAAAAGTCTGCTCAACAGCATCCTTAATAGATTTAAAAGTTGCCCCAGCCTCAGTTTTAGGGTCACTCAAATCTTCCAAATACTTCTTAGTGATGTCAATCAAACCACCAGGCTTGCTAATCTCATCAACAAAATCACTAATCATAGGAAGAATCACATAACCTAAACTCTCCTTCAAAGTGTCCATAGCATTATTGAAACGCATAAAAGGGTCAGCATTCTTTTGAGCAAAACCCTCGCTGGCAACACTCAAATCATTGATAGCATCCTTAGACTTCTTCAACTCAGGGAACAATCGAATCAAAGAAGAAGTATTACCTGTATAGGCTTTCGCCAAAGCAGTAGAAACCTTCTCCAAAGGCACACCAGCATAAGCACTAGCATTCAAAGCCGTTTTCAAAAGTTTTTGAGCCTGCGACACATTCCCAGTCACTCTGGCGAATTTGCCCATACTCGGTCTCAAATCGTCATCGACAATCCCCGATTGGATAGATAAAGAATCAATGAAATTATTGTTTTGCTTTACCTGAGCTTTAGTTGCATGAGCATTCTTAGTCAAAATGCTGTTAAGAATATCCATGCTCTTCTTATCGGCAGCAGCAGCCTTAGCAGCATCCAAAAGACCCTCAGTAATAGCCTTCAAACCCATACCGATACCAAGACCGGCAGCAACCTTCTTCAGCCCACCAAACTCATGTTTAGCCTTCTTAATACCCGAATCATCAAACTTCGAGAGTAGTTTTACAATGACGGACATTAGTTGAGTTTCCTATTCACCAGGCGAGCATATTTATCAATAATCAATTTTACTTCTTGTTGAGCATCGTCGAGAGAGTCACCGACAGCGGGATAAACAAAATCATTAGCCCCACGAGATTTTAGGTTACGAACAAACCCTTCTCCACCATTTCCATTATTGACTTTATGTCTCCTGGTATCTTCTTTATAGGCATATCTTCTAGTCAATTTGACACTATAAGACAAACCGCCCTTACCGGCAACATCGGCCATAGCGGTAGCAGGAGAAGTAACCCAAATAGACAATAAAGAAGTAATAGCAGTAAATCTTGACCGACCAGATCTAAACTTCACTTGTACTTGATTAGCAGGTTTTACTGCACCCCAAGCCAAACGGCCATTAGGGTTATTAGTCAAAGTCATACCGGATAAAGGGGCAGTCGAAGGAATATGTGACTTTATGTTGCGAGCAATAGGTTTTGCAACATCTTTCGCATCTTTGACAAGTTGTTTTCGCAGACCAGGGGTTAAGCCATCTAAATCTTTAAGTAACCCTTTGACATCATAAATAATTGATTCAGCCATTACTCACCACCACGCTGATACTTCACAGCAAACAACATAGTGTTTATCATGCGATCACTTTCCTGCATCAAAACGCTAGGAGCAATCCCAGTAGCAACCGCTAAATTAGCAATCAACCAATGATAAGAATCTTCACCAAGACCCTTTATCCTTTTGGGTCATCTAACTCAACATTCGCTACAGTATCAATCCAAGCTTCAAAACCTAAACCAGTCTTACCGAGACGAGTAATTGCTAACCATGCAAGATAAAGCAAATGTGTTGTCTTACTCAACTCGACAATACTCAAATCAAATTTAGTTTCCCATTTCACAATATCGCCTGCAGTAGTTTTCACTTCAAGGCTAGAATCGTCAGTCAACAGGATGCGTAGGAGTAGTTGATTCATTAGGCGGTAGCTCTCACAGCCGAGCCGTTAGTTGGCCAAGTGACAGAGAAGGTAGCCAAGTCACCGATCTGACCAGAAACAGGAGTTAAATCAGTCACTAGACAGGTCACAGTGTAAGAAGGGTTAGCGGTTGATACTGCTGAGGTAGTCGGCTTGATAACTACAGTTGCATTAGAACCTAGCAAAGGCCACAAAGTAGCATCAACAGCTGAAGCAGCATAATCCTGATTGAACTGAAGTGTCAGTGAACCTTCTTTTAGACCAGCAACACGAGTAACCCAAGTGTTTCCAAAAGTAGTTGTTGTAATGTCATTAGCGGTGGCTTTCAATTCAACCTGAGTTAGATATGAAGCTAAAGCAGTTGAACCATTGATGCTCACGCTAAAGTCTGTTGCGACAAAAATTGCCATGTTTTTCCTTTATCTTGCATAAACGAGCACCGAAAACTCGGCACTCAAATAGTCTATTCCATTGATACTAACAGCACCATAAGCAGACATCTCTTGAATGTTCACCTCGTAAGCATTACCGCCTAAAGTCCTATCAGATTCTATTGCAGCTTTCACCCCATCAGGGGCAACCAAAACATCAAGATTCTGTTGAGCAACCCGCTCCGAAACCCTACCTAAAACAACAGTGACCTTGAAAGTGTAAATAGCCATAGAGTTATTGTTTTGCTGTTGATACTGAATCTTATCTAAAGTAATCAACGCACTAGGCGGATTCACCACATCAGGTAAAGTCGCATAAACCCTAATGTCAGAAATAGTTTGCAGATTATCTACAAGCCCCTGCCTTAGATCACTGATAGCCATCAGGCGTTAGTCCTCAACAAGCGGTAAGGATTACATAGTTGAGCAACATCCCCATCAACACTCGAACCCACACGCATAATGCCAATATCAGAAACACCTGCAACACCAAGAGGTGACTCAAGTCTCTTGAAAAGTCTTGATGCCTGGATAATGGTCGCAAACTTGATAGGTTCAGGCACACTAGGCCAACCAAAAGTGCCAGTCACCTGCACCAAAGCCATATCAGCCCAAGTAGGAAAATAATAGTTTTGAATCACAGTCAAACCAGTTATCGGATAGTAAGCACCATTGGCATACCTGTTAGAAGGAATAGTTTGATAGTCAGTGCTAGCCCAAACAGTATCAAAAACAACAGGGTCAGTGACAGCAGTTTTCAAAGCAGTAATACTTTGACAATCATCAATCCAACAAGTTTGAGCATCATTAGCTTTGTAATACCTGATTTCACCAGCACTACCTGAATAAAAATACCGGTTACAGTATTGGTCAATCATGCGAGAAGCAGCATTGATAGACTGCTCAATAAGATAATCATCCAAAGTATCGGTGATACGAAGCGCAGCCTTGACATCAGCTAAACTACAATACCCGTTAGTTACAGCCACAAAAACTCCTTTAGTCTCTATTCATTCTACTTTAGAGTTTGAAACCCTCAACAAAGTCAAACGCCTGTTTTATAGCCTCATCAGAATCAATGTATCTATAAGTAGCCAACCTACCAACTAAAGAAACATTATGTTCTAAAGCCAAATCAACATACCGTTTATACAAAGCCTCAGATTCAGCATTACGAACAGGATAATGTTTATCATTACAAGCTATCTCTAAACCAATCCAACCACCCGAATAACCTAAACGATCATAATCAATCATTCTTTGAAACGGAATTTTCATGTCGCTAAAAGTAATAATGTCAGCATCCAAACGCACCTCAGATTGAAAATGCACTGAACGCATACCCCGATAAGGCAACTCACCAAAACAATAACCAAAATACTCGTCAACAGCCCCAGTTAAAATAACTTTATCCCCAATCGGCAAATCACCATGCTTCACATTTTTCATCAAAATAGTTTTACCTTGACTCAAATTGTCAAATAACTTCCAATACTGTGGCACACCCTCAAACTTGTCCCTAAAAATCTTGCCCTCAGGGTCAGTCTTTATTCGAGTCTTAGCTTCAATAGGAGGCTCACTCAACCACTGTTTCTGTGAATAACCTTTAACCTGTTTATCCCAAACAACATCAGTCAATTGTTTAGGCAACCAATCCCACAATTCACCATCAACATAAGATTTAGAAACCGTATTATGAGGCTTTATCTCTGTCCTATCAGCAACAAACTGCCAAACATCCTCATAATCAGTATGCATAATATGAACAAATTTTTGATAATTAGGATTATCTATACAAGCCCCACCAACTTGTTCACGCTCATAAACAATCACATCATCAGTTGGCAATAATTCAGCAATAGTCAAACCAACAATGCCAGCCCCGACAATATGAATTGTCACAACTTATCAATAAACTTACGATTCACAGGATCAACCATCCATTCAACAGTTTTCCGTAAACTCGTCTCAAAATCAACAGGATATTCATAACCTAAAGCCTCAAGTTTTGACCCGTCCAAACCATAACGCAAATCATGCCCAGGTCTTCCAAAACGAACATCCATAAACTCAAACTTCAACTCTCGACCCAAAATTTTGGCAACCATCTGAGCTAAAGACAAATTGTCTAATTCAGTCTTACCAACCAAATTGAATCTCTCAGGTAACCTAGAAGCAGGATGTTGAACAGGCGAAACATTACGCAAAATAAACAAAATAGCATCAGCAGCATTACGCACATGAAGATAGAAACGACTACCAGGAACATCACCATCAGCATGAATAGTCAAAACTTCATTACTCAGAATTTTAGAAACAATTTTAGGTAGAAACTTTTCACCATCCTGTCGTTCACCGATAATGTTCATCATGTTAGTAATAATCAAAGGAACACCATAACTACGCCAATACGAAATACCAATCGCCTCTTGAGCTGCCTTAGAAGCAGAATAAGGATTAGATGGCACAACAGCATCCCATTCAGGATGAGCAACACCGTCATACATTGGCCCATAAATTTCATCGGTAGAAAACTGAATAAACTTTTCAGGTTTGATTTTCCGAGATAACTCAAGCATATTCAAAACAAGATTCACATTATTTTGAACAAACGGAACAGGATTCTCAATAGAAGTATCCACATGAGACATACTCGCTAAATTCACGATATAGTCAACATGACCTAAACGATCAATAAAAACATCACTGAATGGTGAGTTCAAATCGTGAGTCAAAATAGTGACTCTGTCTTTGTTTGCTTGATAATGTTTAGAATCTGTTATGCGTTCAGAAACGCCTTTATGTCTCCAAGAATCAATACCAATAATGTTCCAATCAGTATTTACAAGAAAATGGTCAACAAAATGATGACCACAAAAACCACCTGTTCCAGTAATCAAAACAGTTTTTTTCAATCCCATGAATTAGCCCTCCTAGTTGCCAAACTCCAAACCCCTTGATCTAAATTGTTTTCACTAACTTTTTTATCAAAATAGGCTTTATTATTTCTGAAAGAAACCTGATTACGATTCGCATAATTAGAATCACTATTTATAGTTGCACTATTATCATGCCCAATAGGAATAGGTAAATAATCAATCCTCACACCCATTTGCCTCGCCCTCCACTCATACTCAGTGTCATCAAAATAAGCTGGATGAATGCCCTCATCAAATAACCCAATTTTCTCGACAACCTTTTGACCAATAGCAACCGTCTGCCAGTGAGGGAAAGTATCACAAAGAGTTATCGCATCATCAGCAGCATCAGCAAACATTTGACAAGCACCAGGCAGAAAATAAGCGTCAGCACTCGTAATAATCCATTTCTCCTCAAAGGGAAGCATTTTGATACCAAGATTCCAAGAGGTAGAACACCCTAAATTATGTGGCAAATCAATCCACCAAATAGTCACCTTAGGGTTAATAATTTTCAAAGGCCAAGCTCTACCAGAATTATTTATTATGTAAACAGTCGCTTCAATATCAATAGATTCAAGCATTCGTCTCAACAAATCGAATCTGTTGATTACTGGCACAATCAATTTCATACTTTTTTACTCATCTTCTCAATAAGAGGTTTCCAAGATTCATCAAAAACCTTGTCAGCATCATACTGTTTAGCAAAAGAAATAGTGTCAACAAAATTACCTTTACCACGCTGATAAGCCTGCTCTAAAGCATCACGAATCGCATACACATTAGGCACAGTAAACCAGCAAGATTGACCCG